GACTCTGACTTTTCCCAATAATCTAATCCATCATAAGTTGGCTTGTCAAATATTATTCTATCTAACATATTATATATTGTTTTTAATCCAGTTTACATCATTTTTGATGACCTCAATATCCGTTTTAATCTGATATATACTCTGATATGCTCCATCTGCTTTTAATTGAGCACTTGCTATCATACCAAAGCTAATACTGAATAATCCTAAAATTATTGCTATCGCCCAGATGAATATTTTCCAGTTTACAAATTCTTGTTTCATATTTATTTCTATATTTTAAAATACATTAGATTTACGATAAAGTTTTATTTTTCCTGTAATGTTTTTTGTCATTGAGAAATAAATTGATGCTAAATCAGCAGCTGCAGTATACATTCCACAGACCGTTGACCCTGCATCTTTTTGACTCCCGCCACCTAAACCATAAAAACCGATATAGATAGAATTAACTCTATTTCCTTTGATTAGAAGTTGACCTTGTATTAAATTGGTTCCATTAAAATTTCCTTGTGTAGTTCCTAATTGAGCTTTATCTTGAATATATCCACTAGATATGCCTGTTCCTGTATGATAATAAGTTGAATGATGGGACGAACTACCATCATTATTTAAATAAAAATATACTATATCTCCAGTAGAAGTTTCATCTGTTCCATATAACTGCCATTCTATTTTATAATCATAAGTCCCACCAGCTAAAGAAGAAAATGATTGAGTAGTTGATTCATCTGACCAAGTTAAGTCTGATACATATTCCCATTCTGCACCACCTCCAGCAGCATCTTGAAAACTTGGAGCAGCTCCTGCACCGTTGCTTGTTAATACTTGGTCAGCATCTCCAGTTACTACATAAGCTGGAGCACCAGCTGAATCATAAGTTATTAAATTGCCATCAGTTCCGTGAGCCATCATAGCAAGTGTAACTGCATTAGCTACTGTTCCGCCAGAAGTTCCAGTTGTATTTTGATTAAGTGTCGGAAAAGTGCAATTAGTAAGAGTTCCAGCACTTGGAGTTCCAATATCTGGAGTTGTTAAAGTAAGTCCAGCCAATGTCAAAGCAGCAGTTCCTCTGTTGATTGCTACGGCAGTTGAGCCGATATACATTGTTTGGTCAATATTTGCTTTTCCTGATAAATCTTGGTCGCCTGTATTACTTCCAGTTGCCGTTCCACCACCAGTGGCAAAACTACCGTCAGATAAAGCAGTATTAAACTCTGCTATACTTCCACTTATTCCTACTATTGAAGTTTGGTCGCCAGTATTAGTTCCTGAATTAGTTCCTGTAATATCGGTAGTTAATGCAATAGTTCCTGTTCCACCTGGAATTGTATGTGTATTTAATGTTCCTGTAATAACTAAGTTTTCTGTTGTTTCGTCAAAATAAGAAGTCTGTGCTATACCAAAATATATCTTTCCTTTTGTAGCGTCTGAACTTGATTGTAAAATTAGATCGTTTCCACTTGCTGTTCCGCCTATTAAAGTTTGACCACCTGAACGACCAGCCAATAAAGCTGTTCCGTCCTCTAAGGCATTTATCACTGTTGTCATATCGTCAATATGAGCCGCCATAACCCTAATCTGAACGAGATCACCTGCTGCGAATGTTTGTTTTGATGATCCGTCTTGCGCGCGCGTTGCTACTATTTCATCTCCATCTACTGCCGTTGCTAACATTCTCTCAAAAACTGAGCTGTCTGTTAGCTGTTCTACGGTAAAATAAAAAGGAACAGCTGGTATTCCAGTTGCATCTGTTATATTAAAAGTAACAGGGTCGTCAGTATTGTTGATACTGCTTGCGGCTTTTATTGTTGTATTAAAACGATTAACTATATTCTTAAATGTAGTAGACATATCTAAAAATTATAAGTATATTATTTTCAAACTTTTTCATCATATACTTCTTGTTTAGGATAATGTAATCGTAAATGTTAACTGCCAAACCTGTCCTGCTGTCTTTGTTCCTTGAGCAGAAACTAAACGATTTAGTAATTGTTCTCCTGTGGCTGCATTTAATACTCCAAACTCATTCCATAATTGATTTGCGTCGCCTGCAGCATAAATTGCTCTCCAAGTGGCTTTTTGATCTGTGCCATAAGTTGGATAACCATCTTCCATTGCTTTTGTTACTCCTGCCGTAAAGGTTGCCTGTGTGTCAGCGGCATTGGCCGCGCCAACTCCAGTTCCTACAATCAAAAAAGCATTAGTATTATCATATCTTATTCCTGTTGCGGCACAAATAAGCGTCCATAACTCGTTGATCCCTTCATTAACAAGAATATTATGATTTACAACACTCTTTTTATAGCAATTACCCTTTTCAAAATCTGCCTGTGAAGCAAATCTTTCAATAGTCCACCTCTTTTTGAATGTGCCTTTATCTTTTAATTTAATCATAAAGATTATTTGTTAAGTTTATCTAATTGTTTTTTAACTTCTTCTACTCCGACGACATATTTTTTAGCCAAACTAATGGGGATTTCCCTAAAAGCATTGACTACCGGATCAAAAAAGCTAACCTTTTTCTCTTTTTTTACTTCAGTCATACGCGTATTATAATTTATAAGCTGTTTATTTTTATACTCCATACAAAACTTCTTAATTATCGAATATGGGGGTTGTTTTTATTACAACCCCATATCCTATTAAATCTAACTGATTGTTCCAGATGTCTTAAGAACAACAATGGCAGTTGGTTTTGGTAAAACATAACCAACTCTTTCCACAAACCTATAAGCAATCATATCCTGTTGACCAAGATTGATTGAGGTTTGTCCGTCTGTATCAGTAATGGTAGCTTCTGTTAAAATCTTAACCTGCATACCACCTTTGTCTCCATAGATAGCATATCGTTTAAGATTACCGAAGATAACAAAACCCTTATTGATGGCGTCATCATCTTTGTCAGGCATTCCCTCTACTAATTCAAAAGGATAGTTCCAAATAGTTCCGGGGATTTCTCCTTGTGGCCTTTGATAAATGAATGCTCCTAAACCATCGCCAGCTGCGATTGAGTCTTCTCTCAATTTTCTAACATAGCTGAAAATAGTTCTTTGCAAATAGTATTTAGCTCCATTATGCGCACCTACTAAACCTGCATCTTGCATATCTAATAAGTTTTCAGCAGTAATGTCAGCAAATCCTAATGCAGCACCCATTACAACAGAAGTTACACTCCCATTATTACAAATACCAGTCCAAGGCGCACCAGTTCCATTAAAGAATTGTTCATCTTCCTCTTTAGCAGTCGCTTCGGCTACTAAATCAGCTAACAAACCGGGTAAATTGATTGCGGTATCCTGTAACAACTCCTCTGTCATAGGAATAATACAAGCCAATTTCTTTAATGTTTGTTGCACTCTTTCAAATACAGGTTGGGTTGCTGTCTTCGCTACGGCTTCATCAGTCCAAGTCATAGAAATAGAACTACCTAATGCAGTAATATCTCTTGTATTTCCTGGGCCGCTGAAAGGTAAGTATCTCATTTCTCTACGAGCAACACCATATACATCCTCAACTAATCTGATTATTTCGTTAAATAATTCAGATGGGATAGTATATCCTGCTTTTGGAGTATCAGAAGATGAAGTGGTTAATGCTTTCATTTGAACTAAATCTCCTTGTGTTAATGCTACGCACCAGTCAAGTGTCTTTTTGGCCCATTTACCATTTGTTGGCAATGTTTCGCTGGCCATATTGATTTCTCCTCTCTTAACTGCAACCATTTTATTAACAACTGATTTAACTTCTTTCTCAACAGAAAGATTTACCAATTCATCTAATCCTTTTGTGTCAAGTTCCTCATTAACTTCTTTGGTGATTTCAAAACTCTTAGCTTGCTCGTCAGTTAACTCACTGGCGTGCTCAGCTAAAAATGTTTTTTCTTCATCAGAAAGGTCTTTGAGTTCTTTGGCTAAAATATCTTTTAATACGAACATAAAAAATATCTAATTACTTCTAACCTTTTGCTTCTCTGTGAGAAGCGTTCGGATTATTTTGTTTAAGGTTTTTATCGCTTTCTTTGGCGATTTTTCCTTTTGCTCGTTAGAGCTTTCGGTCACGACCTTATTATCTAATAATGATAATTTAATTTCTTTTATAATATTTCCATCCTGTTTTATGATAACTTTATTATTTTCCTTATCATATTCAGCAGATATTTCTGTCTTAATTGCCTTTTCTGCGTCCCCTGTGTCCCCTGTGTCGTCCTCTGGTGTGTCTTCCTCTACTTCCTCGTTATTATCCCCTGTGTCCCCTGCTCCCTCGTCAGGGCTATCCTCGTTGCTTTCTGCGTCTTTCTTGAAATCTATTGTTTCCTCAATCTCATCTACCTTATCAAGGGCCTCTAAATCTAATCCTTTTACTTTTGCTAAAGCTAATGCGTTGGCCGGGACAGGAACACAAGATATTTCTAATAATTCATTCTTAATCAATTTCATTCCTTTCTTATCGTCTGTTATTTCTCCTAACTTAAATCCTACTGAAAATGCGCGCATAAACTTACCCTTATATAAGTTGTATACTGTCTTTATTAAATCTCCATAAATACCTACTCCCTCGTCAACTGCAAACATAATCTTACCGGCAAGATTTCCTTTCTCGTCTAATTTTAATTTAGTAACCTTTCCAATTGGTATATTGCGACTGTCGTGAGCAAATAGAACTACTGGGTTTTTCTTAAAGTTCTTTAAATTCCAGCTTTCCTGTTCTATTGGAGGATCGCCAGAACGATCAACGTCGGCAGTTGAAAACACTCCCTCTATTGTTCTGTTGTCGTCGTTTGATTTCTTTACTTCAAAAATTAAATCTTTTTTAAACATAATGTTATATTAATTTTATTATTCTATAACCGGACCAATTGCACACCTACAATTTATATCATTTGGAGCGTCTTTTAATTCTCCGCCAACCTCAAATGGTTTATCTACATCTACTACTTGTCCATCTGCTGCTGCGTGAGATGGCCTTACTCTACTATCCATTGTAGCAATCCATTCTTTTTTCGGCACAACCCCGCTTTGCTTGTATGCTTCCACGCTTGCTTCGTTTATAATAGCTCCTGTTTGGGTTCTTGCTATCCTAACAGCTTCTGCATCTCCTCTAATCTTATAAACATTTTTAACCCTTTCTTTTATTTCATTGATACCCTCTCCTTTGGCCAGCGCTTCGTAATATTGTTTTGATAATTTTGTTCTGGTGGTCTTGTTTATCAAGGAAGAGTCCACTTTGATCTGGTTTTGCAACCATATTCCTATAAATCCCTCTGATATGAATGGTTTGCTAACCCCAACTCTGGCCAGCGCTGCTTTGCCGGATATTTTTAATATCTTTAATTCTGATGGTGTAATGGCCGCTATTAACCTTTCATTCTCCATTTCCCAATCAAAATCTAATAACGCTTTCTTAATGTGCTTCTTATAATTGGCTTCGTATTTATAATCCTTTTCGTTTATAATTCTAAACAATCTTTTCTCTTGGTCTATTAAGAATTTTCTAACAACTGGTAGCAATATATTTTTCCTGCGATCTCTGTCCGCTAAATATGTTCTCCATATTGTCTTTCTCTTTTCTTGTTTTAACTCATCTAATTCTTTTTTTTCTTTTGATGCTTTTTTTTTATATTGCTTTCCAATTTTGTCTTTTAATTCTTTAATCCTGATGTCGTTAAACAATTCTTTTCTTCCCTCAAAGATACCTGATTGAACTACTTGTCCTAATATTACAGTTCTCTTTTGTGGCACCATTCCCGACAACCCAACTATTGAACTTATTTTACTATTCGCTAATGGTTCATCTCCTCCTGTCTTTAATGGCATTAGTCCCTCTTTCTCTCTTATTTCATTTTGTGTCATCCATCCATTTTTTGATGCATTCTCATATATCTTTAGCTTTTCTTCTACGTTCTCTGGTGATGGATCAACAAAATCTAATATCAAACCTTTACCAAAATGAGGAACTAATGATTGATTTAATGTATCTACAAAATCTCTCATCTTTGGTTTAATGTTCTCTGTTAAAAAACTTGCCATAGCTGCGTCAGCGTTGGCCCTGTTTACATCCTCTGCTATCCCTATGACTGACTTTGGCATTTCAAATGCCATAAATATGTCGTCCCTTGTCGCCTTAAGTCCTGATATATAATCCATATCCTTTTGGGCTGTTGATATCTGAACATACTTTAATCCACTTTGTAAAATACCAATCTTTGAGTTCTTTCCTACTCCTTTGTATTTCTTGCTCCATTGATCGCGTATCTCTTGCACCCTATCTTTGTTTAACGTTTGATCTGATTGCAATACTGCATCAAGACGCGCGTTATTGTGAAAGAAATCTCTTTGAAACTTTGTTGCAAACTCCTCTGTGTCTACTCTGACCTGTGCTGGCCTTATAGGGGATTGTCCTGTCCTGTCTGCAAACTCTTTTATTGGAGATGGTTCGTTAAAATGAATAACCTCCTCCGGTGTAAAATGTAATTCTTTCTGTCCGGGTATTCTATAAATATATTCTTTTATATAATCTGTTGAGCTTGGTATAATTTTAATCCAATCAGGCCTTAAGTTCCAAAGCTCTGCTACTGTATTTCCAACCATTGCCTTATACCAATATCCATCTCCTGTTAGTAATTCGTTAATCTCTTTTAGTTTAATTAACTTTGCTTTACTGACAAATGGGCTTGGGTTTGCTAATAGATCTAAAAGAGGGTGCGCTAATATTTGTTCAAGCTCACCCTTTGAATTCTTAATTCTAAATAATTTATATTCTATTGAAGCAATCTTTGCTGAAATCTTTTTAACACAAGCAAACACATCTAACGACTTATCGTATGTTTCAATATACTTTTCTTCTGACCATTCTCCAGCACTTAATGTTGGCAATCCCGCTAAATTAGCAAATGCTTTTGTTATTTGATTTTTGATTTCTCCTTTAGCGAAGAATTGTTTTATGTTTCTAAAAATATTCATAATTTAGCGTTATAAACATATTATAACAAATTTTTACCTATTTGTCAAAAATTGTTTAAATCACTAAAATCTCTTTTTTCTGGTTTGAAGTCCCTGAGCGTGTTTGCGAACCTTTTTGTTCTGTTGTTTCTACTCCATTCTCTCATATAATTATTCCATCTTTTTCTGTTTTTCTTAAACCAATGCGCTGACCTACATCTATCACAACAAAACTTTTGATGACTAACTGCTTTTTTAAATGTCCCTCCACAGTTTTTACATTTCATAATTAAAGTTTACTTTTGGCGAATTATCTGTTCCATTCTCATAATCATAAAACCAGTTTCTTGTTAATGCCGGTGTATATTCTTTTAATTTTCCCTTGTCATCAAATCCCATATGAATACACCAAACGCTCCAATCAATTAATGTTTTCCAACCATTAGCGCCTATGTCATACCAAGTCCATAAGTCCGGGCCACACCACCCGTTCCAAGTTGACCTTAACTTGATTTCTTCCATTACCTCTCTCCTAAAAGCCCAACAATAATATCCTCCTCCGTCTATTTCCTCTATCCCTTTTTCCTTGGCTGCTAACCCTATCTTATTTTTAACTTTTCCCTTTGCGTTTACTCTCATTTTCCAAGCGCCACAATGTCCGTGATCTCCTGCGTTCCTCATTGCCTCTACTCCTTGAATACAACCTATCTCTTTATCTCTCTTGATCCTCCTGTATAGCTTCGTAAATGCCTGCTTTGGTATAATTGTGTCATCCTCAACCATAAAAACTATGTCGCTGAAGTTAACGTGTGTTATAATCCTTTGCATATTCTCTGCTATTCTCTGCCATCTTTCCCTATAGTCACTAATCGTTACTGCATTAACTGGCTCTCTGTCTGTTATAATCATTTCTGCTGATAACCACTTCTGGCCGTGATAACCTATCCAATTCTTACAATAATCTATTAACCATTTATCCTTTGTGTCTAAATAAAGAAGTAAATACAAATCTTTACGTGGTATATTCGCGTTTGCTATTGCTTTTAAACATCTTGCTATTGGGTATTTTCTGCTGATAACCACAACAAAACTATCTACATTCATTTTATAATTTTAATAATATCCTTAACCCTGTTCTTATAAGTATGATCCCTTAACGTTCTCCTCTGTCCTGCCCTGGCAATCTTTTCTCTCTCCTTGTCGTGTTCTAAATAATAATCTATCTTCTCTGTTAGTTCTCTCATTGTTGAATAAACTACTATCTCTTTTCCTATCTCAAATAACTCATCTAAATAAGGAACTTCCTGTGTTATCAATAATGATCCACAAGCAGTCGCCTCAAACATTCTCATATTTATATCGTTGCCTGGCGATTGATTAACCACTATTTTACATTTGTTGTAAAACTCTGCCATTTCATCAAAGAATATTCCCTCTTGTTTTTCAAAACCATCTCCATATTTATCTTTCAAAAACTTAATAAACTTTACCCTTGAAGTATATGCCTCTTTGCCAACAAACCCTATATCTGTTTTCCTCTCTAATCCAATATCTTTGAAAATATCTTTATCTATTGCTGACGGTAAATAAGAGGAATTGCTTGAATTAAAGTATTCTGCGCAACTCTTTTGGCTATAAAATATATGATCTGCTCCACTCTCCATTGCTCTTTTAAATGTTGGTCTGTTTTCTAATATAATCAAACTACCGTCTGTTGGATCAATGGTTCCTAAATCATTTGCGTAACAAATCTTTTTACCACCATATCCTATTTTAATTCTATTCTGTTTTAATTGTTTTTCTAATTGCTTGGCTATCCCGTATTCTGTTGTTGAACTACCTACAAACATAACTCTATCGTTCCTGTTCATATCTGCTAATTCAAAATACTTATCTACCTGTTTCTTTATATTAAAATGTTCTAATGCGTATTCTCTATTAAAATCTCCCATTGATTGGTCATACTTCTGTAATTCATTTACCAAACTATCTATATCAAACTTTATGTTATATCTCCTGCCAGAAAAATTGTTTTTTAATATCTCGTCTATATTGTCTTTGGTCACTATCCCATCTCCTTTACTTTCTTTCATATAGTGTCGTTTATCAAATACTAATACAGCGCGCCCACAAGCCATTGCCTCGTATGCTCCTCTGCCTAAACTAACAACCAGATCTGCCTCATTCATTCTGTTTTCTAAATCCCAAACATCTCTTGCTTTCATAAACTCTATTCCCAATTTATTGCAAGCCTCCTCTATTACATTATTGGCATCATTAAAGTTCTCGTCTAAATCTTTACATATTGACAATACCCTTTTCAATTTCTTATGTATCGGTTTTCTCGGTTTAAATCTTTCACAATCAATTCCGTTATGTATTACTTCTGTATCAAATCCGTTATCTATTAAGTGATCCCTGACTTCTTGTGATATACCAACATAGAAATCAGCGCCCTCTTTGGCTTGTTCTAATTTTAGATATATCCCGTGTGAGGTAAAAATCTTTACTCCCCTTACATCTTTTAAATAATCTAAACAAGTATTGTGATTTATAAAAATGTAATCATATTCTTTGCGCAATTTGTTTTTGCTTTTTGGTGTTATTGTAAAAAATTGATCTGATAGTTGGCCGGGCTCAAATGTAAAAACATCAACTTTGTATCCTCTGCTCTCTAATTCTTTTCCAAATGTATATGTAAATGTTTCTGTTCCTGCAAGATTTTTAAGAAATTGATTTGCTAATAATACCCTTTTGATTGGCTTGTCATATCCTAATACTTTTTTTAATCTTTCTTCTGGCCACAACTTTTGAAAATAAACCTTGTTGTCTAATACCTTATCAAACCTGCCCTCTGACTGTGAATGATAATGTCTAATCGGATCTCCGACAATATAATCAATGCTCATTCCCATTTCTATTGCTCTTAGCCCTAAATCACAATCCTCTGCACCATTTAAAAATGTTTCGTCAAACCCTCCTAACTTCTTCCAAGCATCTTTCTTTGCTCTAAATAAAAAACCAGAAGGAATATGAACATCTCTCTGATTTTCCATTAAATTTGAAGCCAAGTTTCTACTCCAACCTATGCCCTTTACCATCCTATTATTTTGGTTTGGTAATACTTCTGAAAATCCCACTAAATCAGCATTGTTCTGGCAGGCCTCTATCAACTGATCTATGTCAGGATCTATGTCGTCATTCATAAAAATAAGATTGTCCGTCTTGGCCAACCTTGCTCCTAAATTGCAGTTCCTCGCAAAACTACCACCTGCTATAATAAATATATTAAATATGTCTAATGGTATTGCGTCTAATGTATTTTTTAATAGATCGTGTCTATTGTGGTGAGGTATTATTATATCTGCTATCTTTCCCTTGATCCCATAGCTTCTTGGCTTCTCTATCCTTGGCTTTATCTTTGCTAATTGTTCCTTTGGTATCTCGCTAATCATTGTTATCGGCGCGCTAATATCTTTTAATCCCTCTATTGGTGTTTCGCTAACTATAATTTCCCCTACATTATAAGTCCGACCATTAATGTCCATTCTTTTCGTCGCGTAATATTTATACATAATTACCTATTAAAATAAATTAATAAAGCTATTGTTGACAATGCTAAAACTATTTGAATTAACTTTAACATTAAATTATCTTTTCTATATCTATCTGTTTCCATAATTCTATTTTAAAAGTTCGCCATCATCGTCATCATCATCAAACAACCAAACTACTCCGGGCGTTCCTACCTGTTGAAGCCCTGATATGCCTATACATAGAGCATCGGCCATATCGTCATATTTGCCTCTTGGTAATGATAATAACTGGTTTATAAAATCTTGTCTGTTCTCAATCCCGTTCTTTATAAAAACTTTCCTATTCCCAAATAATGGTGGCAACACTTCATTAAACTTCTCAATCTTATTCTTTGTTGTTTGCACACCTGCTATTGGTAGACTTGTGTTCATCTTCAACGTCTGAACACTATCATATTGAAATGTGTTCTGCTCTACGGCTATCCTTATAGCGTCAGGGTATAATTTACCATTTGCTGTTATCTCTTTTAACCTATCGTCAAATCCTATTCTCTTGTTGACTATCTTGTCTATAAATATATCTCCTTTCTCATTCCTATAAAAATGTATTCCTGATGTATAGTCCCCGCTATCTGGGTTCTTGCCTACTGATATATCCCAACCCCAGTAATTGTTTATGTTTATTTTCTTTGTGCCGTCTTGGTTCAATCCCCAGCAATCGTTTGGCAATACATCATATCCTTGAATATCGTTTACTTTAACTATCTCTCCACTAATGTTTACCGGCATACAGCGATACTCTTTGTTAAACCACTTGTCGCTTCCTGTTAATGTAAGTATCTCCTGTTTCTTTGCCATTAACCTAACCCAGCTCCATTTCTCAGGGTATATAGTAATCTTTTTCTCTGCGTCTACTATTGCGTCATATCTCTTGTGTATCCAATGCTTATTGCCCTCCATTTCAATACTGTTCCAATCTACACTATACATATCCCCGTCGCGCTGTAATGTTCCCACTATAATAAACTTTGTGTCTGGCTCTCCCATTGGCATAATCTCTGTTGACATCCTTTCTAATGTCTTTCTGTTATAATCCTCGCTGTAAATAACCTGATTATCAATAGGATCATCTAATATAATTATCTTGTAATGGCCACCCCTAACCTTACTGCCAAATCCTGCTACCTCTATTGTCGCGCCGTTGCTAAACCTGACTTCCTTTCTGCTTTGAATGTCTGCTCCTTTTAATAAATGTCTATATCTTGGTGCCTTGGCCCATCTCTTTATGTTGTCTAATCTCTTAACCGCTAATCCATCGCTGGCACTCATAATGATTATACTCATATCCTCGTCGCCGTGGCATTGCTCTAATGCATAACATTCACTAAAAAAAAAGCTCTTAAGATGATCTCGTGGCGCTTCTATAACTAAATTACATCCTGATTGTAAAAGATCATTCCACTCTTTATGTAATGCTCCTAACTTCCAATTATTAATCTGGGCCGATCTATGATTGGTATATATCTCCTTATCTATTAGATCACATAAATCATATTTATATATCGCCTCTTTTTCTTGCCTCTCTGTTAGCTTTAAGTCCTTGAATGACTTTGTTTCTGGTTGGTTCATCTAATTTATCTAAAAGTTCTATTAACGGGTTTTCGTTTGTTTCAATGGTTCCCTCTAACACCATTCCCTCTTTCCAACCCTTAACAAGTTGATAATATAATTTTACCTCAGCCGCCTTGCCATCTCGCATTACAGTTCTGTATAGGGATAAGAGAACGTTTGGGATCTTGCCTGCTCCCCATTTTTGTAATTGTATATCTACATCATTGTTAAACTCTTCTCTCTTTTTCCAATTTGTTAATGTATCTTGTTCTAATTCATAATGTTTAGCAAAATCCTGCTCTGTTTTAAATCCATATTCCTCTTGTCTAACAATAGAAGCCATAGCATAAAACTTAACAAATACTTTATAATCTGCCTTTTTATATACTCCTCTTTTTTCCGAGTTATTCCTATTTTCAGGTGTAACTTTTTTTTCTTGTTTCATAACTTTATTTCTTTTTATAACCAATTATTATTTCAACAGGGGCAACTTCTCCTCCAGCTTTTTTTAAATACTTTTCTGTGATTTTCATTGCTTTTATGGCAACTTCTTTACTTCCAAAAAAATGGTAATGATTAATATCATCATCATCTGATTGACCGAGTAATTCTCCATTTTCTACCTTGCGAGCTGTCCACATTTTAATAACTTCTGGTTCAAACCTACCGAAGCCTTCAGTCATCTTTTTGTAAAATTGAAATGGACTTGATAAATTTGCTATTTTCTCGTCAGAGTTGCCTGTAGCGGATAATTGACTATCTATTTTTTTTTCTTGTTTCATAATTTTTTTGCTTTTAAATTAGTAAAGTTTTCCCACCTCTTAATAAGATATCACTACCATTTTTTGGTCTTGATAAATTACATTTTCTACAAACAAATCTAACATTCACTTTCTTATGTTTTCCACCCATACATAATGGAAATATATGGTCTAAATGTGCCTGTGCATCTCCTTTTTTGTTTGTTAGTAATCTATTGCAAATAGCACAATTCGGTGTATCTTTTCTTAATTGAATAAGATAATCTATTGTTATATCTGTTGTATTATAAAAACTTCTCAACAAGGCTTCTCTTATTCTATTTCTTTCTAAAATTCTTTTTTTAATTTCTGGACGACTTCTATATTCTTTTCCAGTTTCTTTTTTCTTGTCTTTGTTCTTTTTATACCATTCTTTAGATTTTAATATTACTCTTTCCCTATCTTTTAAATAATGTTGTTTTTTCTTTATTACAATTTCTTTGTGATTTATCTTTCTATATTCTGCTACTCTTTCTTTAATAATTTCTTTCTTAAAAGGATATTGTTTTTTTGCTATATCTAAAATTCTATCTTTATGTTTGATATAAAAGATTTTTTTTCTTTCCTTAATAATCTTTGGATTTGCTTCTCTAAAAATTCTTGTTCTTAAAACTGCCTTTTTTCTTTTACATTCATCACAAAACACTTTAGTCCTCCTCCGTCTAATAATTTCAATACCACAACTACTACATTTTGTTTTTATTTTCTTTATATTCATTCTTTCATTATAACAAACTCTATCTCAATTGACAAGCTTTGGATTTTTTGGATTAACTTTTAATTTAGATAATTCAATTTTTAGATGTTCTTTTTTCATTTCTTTTCTTGGGTTTTCCTTTTAATAATGCCTCTATCCAACTATCTTTTAATACCAAAGCACTTAATGCAAGTGTATCAGGCTCTTTAATAATGTCTAAGTCTATTATTATTGTAACCTTTAGGTTTCCCCTTGATAAAGATAATTCAAATGGAACTTTTGTTGTTATTTTCTTTTTCATTTTGTTATTATTTATCTTTCTTATCCTTTGGTTGCATATTGGTAGCGTTAAGTTGTTCCTTAAAGTCAAGGTATTGATCTACGTTACTAAATGCTTTCTTGCCTATAAGCCCGAATAAATCAAAAAGCAGATTGAAATCTGCGTCCTCTAACTCTAAACTAATCCCTTTACCATCATTAACAACATCTAATTCAGCAAATTTATTATTGCTATTTGCTATTGCTTTTTTAACTTCTTCCTCTGTTATCTTTTTTTGAGAGAAGTTCCTTTGTATATTTTTTATATCTTCCCATAAGATGCAATAATCTTTTAACTCTGCCATTAAGGTTGGCTTTAACTTATTCCTATATTGCTCCATCTCATCATCTGTTTTGAATTGCTCTGTCTTTAGTCCTCTTAAATTACTATAAAATATTGCTAATAATAATTTGTTGGTTTTTAATATTTTCATCTTTATTTTTTAATCTTAATTATAATTTCCTTTTTTTCACGACTTATAAGACAATTAGGATTACAAGGGATGGTTTTAGGATGTCCTAAATCAAAACTATCAATATAATTTAATATTTTTTTAATCTTTTTTAACATTTTACTTTGTTAATTTTTTAATCCTCTTGTCTAACTCCGACCTTTCTTTTTTTATTATCTTAACGTTATTCTCTGCCGTGTCTACTTCCTTTCTGTATCTAATGGCTGATCCATTGATAATATCTATTGCACTATCAAGCGCGCCAATAGTTGTCGTTCTTTTCTCTACCCTTGTTTCTGTGATCTCAACCTCAATTTCGTTGCGATCAATCTTTTTGTTGGCCGGGGATATTACCCGGTATTCTGTTTTTGTAATCATACTTTTTTATTATATACTAATTAAATTATTTGTGCAACTTGTTTATGTGTCGTAAAATGCGTGACATTTTGTTAATTCTTTCGTCTTAAAAGGCAAGAAAACATAAACTATTTTGTGCCTCCCAGCTAAAAATGTAGCAGGGGGCTTTTTTTATTTTAGGGCAGGATTGTTTTGAACTATGAAAAACAAAACAATTTTTTATTGGAGGAACCTGCCCGTATTAAAAAGGTTTTTTAATTAGCTTTTAATTTATCAATTAAAATCTCCAAATCTTTTTCCTTTTTTTGCTCTATTATCATTACCGCTAAATCTCCTAAAAGATAATCTGTATAGCTAACCATCTTTTCATTCCTATAATTAGTTACCCCGTATCCATAGGGTCTTATAGTGAAGAGTCTAATGATTTTACTATTCTTTATGTTTGCCATATTAAAAAAGTTTTTTTATTAAAGTTTGAGGGGATAGGAATTTCTACCCCCTCATTTTAGAAGTCCAATTAACAACTAATGTGAATGTCGTGCTTGTTAGCAAATAGTTTCAGTTTTGGAGAACCAAGTTTCTCTAAAGGAAATCCTTTTTCTTGGGCATAAGATTCGTCATATCGTAAAAAATGACCAGTAATAACAAGAAACTTCTTTCTTTCAACAACAATTTTGCCTCGTAAATCAACCTGCTGAACCAACTGATAAGTATCAACAAGAGTATGAACGTGCCCCATTGCCAAAATATCTGCATTAAAGCTATGAGAAATATCCACCAATGCCTTCAATTTGGTATAAACGAACCGAGAACCTGAAGTGCCGTGAAGAGCATACATAGTATAATTCTGAGAACCTACTTTAAATAAATTCCAGCAAGCACTTCTGAGATAAGGAATTTTTAGCTGACGACAAATAACTTTCATTACAGAAATACCAGTAGCTTTATAAATTCTCAATTCGTGATTACCAATAAGAGAACCAAGTATCAGTTTCTTGTCTGCTAATGGCTGAAGCATATCAATAATGGCGTCCATTTGCTCCTGAGGATTAAGTTTTTGCTCATACACAGATGCTCCCACCGAAGTTCTAAGACCTGACTCTAACAAATCTCCCATAAAAAAAATGTAAACATTCTTTTCTAAACAATAATCAAGCATATTTTGGGCTCTTACTACATCACATTCTTTGGCTCCAAGATGCAAATCTCCAAACAAGACAATTTCTGCATAACCTTTCCCATTAAAATTAAGTGTTTTCCTGTTAAGTTTGATTGGTCTGCCAATTATCTTATCATTTCCTACTATATTCTTGTCCATTATAACCTCCTATTTGGTTTTGGACTTCTATTATTTCCTCCTTTGTAAAAGAACGATTAACCTAATTAGTCAATTAACTCTCCTTCAATAAGTTCAATGTTAATTCTATTCCAATATTGAATTGTTTTATGAGTCGTACGAAATGCTGTTTCAGCTTTATTTAATGCTTTAACAACAGAATCGCCAGTTTCTTTTACTAAATAAATATAATCTTGTGTGCCACCATCAGTATCTATGCCAAATGTGATTTTAAATAACTTAAATTCTCCCATAAATTTTATATTAACTTAATTAGCTTTGGTGGGCGAGGTAGGATTTGAACCCACGAAGGTCATAGTGCCATTTGGTTTACAGCCAAACTCCTTTGTCCACTTGGATACTCACCCATAATGTTTTAGTGGGCGAGGTCAGGATTTGCGCCTGTGTTGAAATCTGGCATTAACTAGAATGTCCGTTTTCAAATTATGTTCTAGTACAATATGGAATACTATTCCACCTACTCGCCCATAATGTTTTGAGAAAAGAAGCCCGCGACACCCCTATTCTCAATTATTATCGTTTTCCTGATGTCGGCAAAACGATATTGTTATTTGTTTTGAGCTTGCGGGCTTCTTCGTTTATTCCGTAATCTTTTTTCCTATTAGAAAGTTAGCGATGAC